ATCACTTAAACTATCATCATGAAATACTTCATCATAACCATTCTTTTCTATAATTTTATTTTTAATTTCTAACTGCTTCTTCTCTTTTTGTATCCTACGTAAAAACGCATAATGAATAATCTGCGTAAAGTAAGCAAAAGGATTTTGTGACTTCTCTGGATTAAAGTTGTGTATATACTGAACACAATTCTCTATTCCATCAGAAATCATATCATCCTTAAAGATGTAATTAACAAAATTTGGTTTAAAGGATAAATGAGTTGCTATCTTTAAAAAACATTCACCAAGATAATTAGTAATCCTAGGTTTAGGTTTACCTAAATGCTCGGCATCTGACACCTCACTTTTATACGCAATTAAGGCAGCAAGAAATTCTTTATTATTGACATAATGAATAGATCTTTTTCTTTTAGTTACGCCAGCCATACAAATTTCCCTGTGTTGAATTGATTATAGCACCTATAAGTTATGAGGACAACTTGACAAGGTGTTTAAACCTAAGTACAATAACCTTTGTGGAGGTTCAAAGGATATACTCTACTCTTTCTCAAAGAGCTTCTCTAATATCTCTTTAGTATCAGCAACGTTACCTGTGTAACCCATTCTACGATTTATCTTTTTTCTTATTCCAGTGGGGTCTTTTTGTTCATCAGAAGACTCACGGACCCATGCTTGATACATCATAATCATCTCAATGTCTTTAGATTCACTGAGTGTAATAACATTTTCCATATCAATAACAAACATATCATCTTTAGTAGTCTTCAACCAAGGTTCTAATTTGTAACCAGTCAATCCCCTAGGTCCATTAATGGATTGTAGTGTAATAGGGTTAGTTACAAGTAATATCGTTCTAGTATCCTCAAAGCAAGGTGCAACCTTAGTGAATATCTCTTCACCAGTTTTAAGTTTGATTGTTGCGTAAAAATCGTCTTCCATATATTTTCCTATTTTAAGTTTACGGTTACGATATCATAATTAAATTTTTCTTCGTTATAGATTTTTATTCGTTCTATAAGATGATTTAAAGTGTAGTTCTTTTTCGACCCATAAGAACAATCATCAGATATATCGTATAGCATCGCTTTAGTTTTGTTGTTACCCTTTCTAAGTACCCTTCCTATGGATTGGAGATTACGTATTCTCGACTTAGATGGTGATGCAAAAACTACATTATGAAGGTTTCTAATATTTATACCCGTGGAAAACACACCATAAGATGCTACAATTACGGCATTCTTCTCAGTATCTACAATAGATCTTACCTCTTCTCTCTCTTGAGTATCAACTCCACCATGAACAAAGAACACTTTTCTGTCTATAACTGAACTATCATTAATCAATTCATAGAGAGGTAATCCATGAGACTCAACTCTTTGGAATAGCACTAAAGTATTACCCTTTAAGTCTATTACTAAATTTTTAATAAAGTTATTTCTTTGCTCATGACCAATAAGATATTGAATTTCATCTTCAAATACTTCAAATTTTTGTGGAGAATGTTTTAATACAATACATTGAATATCAAGTTTAGCAAGATAACCACTCTCCATTAATTCAGACGTTCTGGTTACTTTATAGGATGGACCAAACACTCCTTCTAAGACCCACTTATGGGTCTGTGTGCCATCTAAAGTACCAGTGAATCCAAATCTATACTTGGCATGCTCAAGTTTTGACATTATAGATATTAAAGACTTACTCTTAAAAAGATGTGCTTCATCTCCAATGATGACATCATAATCTGTAAAGAATGATCTATCTAGTTTATATACAGATTGCCAAGTAGTAATAGTTACTGGGAACTCATTAGTCTTCTCTTTACCCGAATATATACGGTGACAATATGAATCAGGATGCCAACCATAGTCTTCAAAATCCTTATACATCTGCTCTACGAGAGATGTCGTCGGAACAACTAGCAATATTTTTTGGTTCTTACTTACAAAATACCTTACAATTGCATAAATCATCAGGGATTTGCCAGAGGCAGTGGGTGATATCAATAGCCTTCTATTGCGCCTTAGAGCATCATATACTCCCTCCAGTTGATAATCCCTTATTTTGAAGTTGGTAATAGATGCTAGATAATCCTTTACACCTTCCCTAGATATACTCTCATTTATTTCAAACGGCGATCCATAATATTTGTTATCTTCAAACTTAAACTTATAATCTCTATTAACACAGAAAGATACTAAACGATCCAAGAGACCAACATAAAGTCTCTTAGACCGTAAATCATATAGATGAATTTCTCCATTCCAATTCCTACCACGATATTGTGGCATAAACTTTGCGTTTGGAACTTCAAATGTAAAATGATCTCTTAATTCATAATCAACATGTGGTTCAGCCTCAATCTTGAGATGTACCTCATTTAACTTATGAATAACTACATCAGCCATAACCTGCTTGGAATTTCATAAATTCAACAGCATTCTTAATTTGGTATGTTCTATTCTGAATAACCCTAAGTATGCTCTCCAAATAATTTAAAATAGTATCATAATAATCTATCTTTAAACTAACTGAAGATAAACTCTCGTCTGCGTCTAGGTATTTTTGAAGTGTGTCTTTGTCTCTAATTTTTTTAGGGAAGGGATTCTCTGTATAAACTTGAGGATCTGCTTTTCCCGTAAAGTATTCATACCGCTCATGACGAGTGTTCTTACGCTGTTGCTCTGCTTTTTTCTTTAAAAGAACTATGTTATTATAGATCTCATAGTATTTAGCATGTAATTTAGGGATATTTATAGACTCTGTATGTAAATTGTCAAGGTCAATGTTGGAGTCTTTCTCCCACATTTTCTGTATCATATCAAGGTCAAGAGTCATCCATCAAATCCTCCATCTTGTATCCACTTCCGTATCCACCGTGGTGCATAGAATATTGCAAAAGAACCACCCCAAAAGGTTGCTAACACTGCTACGTGAAACAATCTATTGGGGTTTAATATTAATCCTAGACCTACAAGAATCATCCAGGTATAATCTAAAGTGCCGTGGAATCTATACCACACATTAGCACCATACTTATTAATAAATTTATCTCTTTGTCTTCCGAACCACGGTGATACGTGCCTCATCATAACGAATCCTTCATTGAAGAACATGACAAAAAATCCAATCCAAAATATCATAAACGTTTGCCTTCAGGACTTTGTATAGTGTATATAGTGTACTTGAAAACTGCTTCTGCTGTAAAGTATTCAAGGTCTGGGTTAGTAGCATCGAATGATAAATCCGATAATGATACTGGGAACATATCATTAAATTGAACTTGGAACTGCACTCTTTGATTACTATTCAATGCTTGTAATGTTCCATCAGAATAGATATCCATCGACTTAGCATCAGGTTGATTTTGCTTGTTAGTCCATTGGAGTCTATCAATCTCATTCAATGACTCTGGATACCCTAAACCACGCATCCAGTTTTGTATCTGCATATAATTCTCTAGATCTTCATCAACAATAAACCTTAGAACAAAATCATCAAAGAACATTTTATCACCAGGAAGGTCAATATTCTTTAAGTAGTTTGGTTGCTCTGCTACACCTAACTGTAAACCAGGTATGTTTGCGGAGTTCGATAAGAATGATACCTTTCTAGCTCTACTTAAGGTAAATCTAAATCCTACAGAGGATAAGAAGTTCCTATTAGATAATTGATTGGTATACAGATTTCTAGATGTTGCCATTTTGTTTTAAGTAATTGATAAAATAATCAGCAATTACAGAATGTTGTTCTGCTCTAGGATGATATGTGTATGGGTCTACTAATTTATTATGTTCAGCATATTCAAAACCCGTTCCTATCTCATTACTCATTCTATTAAAGTTTAGACATAATAAAGATAAGAGATCTCTTTTATTACTTTCAATACCTATAAAGTTTGATGGTTTTATACCATATTCTTTAGATTTAAAAGTATCAAACCAGAAGTTTGTAATAGTAGATCCTACACCTTTATTTAACAGTTTAAGGTATTGGTTCCAATGAAGGATGTCTATTTCTAAGTTTTTTAATTTACCAGAATCTCTTTTTAAACTGGTAATACCCCATAGAATAATAATCCTTTTCTTAGTTTTAGTCAATTCTTGGAACTTTTTACTAATAAAAAACTCCTTAGCAACTTGGAACTGAGAACTATTACTACTATCAAAAGTACTAAAATTTAAATGATCAGTTTTAAAATGATCTACAACCTTTTTTCTCCAAC